GCTGATTCTGGCGACGGCTCGGGCTTTGTTGCCACAACCGTTCCAGGTGTTATTGATGCCCTGCGCACGCCAACTATGGCGGAGCGCGTAGGTGTGACAACCATTAACAACGCAACTGGCAACCTCAAGTTTCCACGCGTTTCTGCTAAGGCTGCAGGTACTGAGGAAACGGAAGTTTCTGCCGATGCTGCTTCAGGCTTGGAACTTGACGAAGTCACTTTGTCGCCAATCCGTGTCGCTGCTAACACCAAGTACAGCAAGCAGTTGATTTTGCAGGGCGGTGCTCAAGTCGATGCCATGATTTCACGCGAGCTGGCTGCAGGTATCAACGAGACAATCGATAAGGCTGTGTTTGCAAAGGCTGCTGCTTCTGCTGGCACAATTGTGGACAAGGCTGGCGCTGCTGTGGCATCTGCTGACTTGTACAACATGCAAAAAGCGGTGTTGGCTGCCGGTGGTGACTTGTCACGTTGTCAGTACGTCGGTTCGCCTTCTGCCTTGTCAATTTTGAAGGCTGAAGCTGCAATCGCAAGCGTAAGCGCGCTGATGGAAGGCAATAGCATTGACGGCTACCCAACAAACTTTACGCCTAACTTGGTCGATGACGACGCAAGCCAGGGCGCAGTTCTGTTTGGTGACTTTACTTTGGGTATGGTGCTCGCGTTCTTTGGTGGTATTGACCTCTTGGTTGACCCATACAGCAACGCAGGTACAGCGCAAATTGCTTTGCACGTGAACAAGTTCTACGACACAGATGTGCGTCAGGCTGGAGCCTTGGCTTACACTTCTGACTTCGTAGCCTAACAACTAAACTTGGAAGCTTGGCAATTGGGCTGAGCTTCCTTTTTTTTCTTTGCCATGATCATTACCAAACCATCCTACACTTCTGGAACGGACGTCGTATCACTTGCTGATATGAAACTTTTTCTGCGCGTTGATGGGTCCGACGAGGACACTACGATTACGGCATTGCTTAACGCCGCCGTAGCGCACATTAGCGACTACACGAACCGGCACTTTACTGCTGATGGCTCGACAAAGTTTTACTTGTCGCGATGGCGTAATGCGTCGTTGGCGTTTGGCCCAGTTACGCGAGTTGTCGATGTTAAATACAAAGACAGATCTGGCGCAGAGCAAACTTTGTCTACGTCAAATTGGTATGTGCAGAAGTTGACAGACAACACTACGCGCATCTATTTTCACGACACACCTGACCTAGAAGAATACAACGCAAGCCCGGTCACAATTACATGCAACTGTGGCGCTGCTGAGTCTGCACAAATCCAAGTGGCAACCAAACTGCTTGTCGCGCACTGGTTTGAGAATCGTCGCGCAGTAATTACTGGCGCATCTGCTAACACGGTTCCCCTTAGTGTCCACAGCTTGCTTAACAGCGAGCGCATTATTGACATGCGGCAATGAACATTGGCTTTCTTGATCGTCGCATTACTATTGAGGCACCTGCATCAAGCCCTACGATTGACGCGTACGGCGAGGCAACACAATCTGACGCGTTTCAATCATTCGTAACCGTGTGGGCAGCTATGGACAACAAGGCCGCACGCAGCAGCATTATTGCAGATCAAGAAACCGCCATTAATCGCGTTACCTGGCGCGTGCGTAGTTCAAGCTTTACACGCTTAGTTACGCCAAAGTACCGCGTTAAGCACGGCACTGATTACTACAACATCCTTGCCGTGCAAGAGGTAGGTCGCAAAGACATGATTCACTTGGTAACCGAGCGCGTAATATCTGAGTAATGGCGACGGTTAAAGTTGAAGGCATAGAGAAGGTGCTAAAAAAGCTTGACAAGCTTGCACAATGGAGCGAGAAGGATTACAACAACCTGCTTGCTATCAATGAGCGCGTTGGCGATGTGTACACCGCATCCGCAAAAGCAAACGTCAAAGACTTTGCACGAGACATCTTGGTGCAACGCAAAGACAGCTCAGATATTTTGGTCAAGCGTGGCCAGCTGCGTCGCAGCATAGGCATTTGGCAACCTGACAAGCGCAGCACGAAAGTGATTGCAGGTCCACGCACAAACACCATTGGACGCCGCAAGACGCGCAAATACAGCGATGGATGGTTTGCGCACATTGTGGAAGGCGGTGACAGCTTTGGCGTCAAAAAAAGCACGCCTAACACAGGCGTATTTGACCGCAGTAAGCGCGCGACACAAAGCCGCATGGCAGCGTTGCGCAATCGTTTGTTGAAGCGCGAATACGAAAAGTACATGCGATGAAAGTAGGACTAGCCATATACAATCTGCTGACAAACGACAGCCCTGTTAATACCCTTGTCGGGGGTCGCATCTACCCTGAGCTTGCAAAAGAAGGCGTTGCCATGCCTTATATCGTGTACAGCGTAGTGAGCAACTCACCTAGCGACACGAAAGACGGCACGCCCATTGACGAAGCACAATGCGAAATTTTTAGCGTAGGGCCTACCTATCAGGCGTGCAACAACTTAGCGGATTTGGTGCGAGCCGCACTTAATCGCAAGGGCGTAACAGTAACTGACGCAAGTGCTGGAAACATTACAGTGCAATCAATCCACTACACAAACGAAATAACCGAGGTGAGTGCTGACCGCAAGACTTATATTGCAGTGCAGGACTACACCTTCAGAATTAAACGATAATGGACCCACTTACATTCATTGCAGAAAATTGGGGAGAGTTGACGCTCGGGCTTTTGGCCTTTGTTAAGATAATTGTCAACGCAACTCCTAGCGACAAGGACAATCAGGTATTCGGTTACCTTGACGTGCTCATCAATCTCATTATTGCAGACCGCAGAAAAACCACTAACAACGAATAATTATGGCCACTACAGGTATTTTTAATGGCTCACAGTACACAGTGATGTTCGAAACAGACGGCACAGCCGTTGTCGTCGCTGATCACGTAACTGATTTGAGCGTATCCGTGTCAACAGAAACACGGGACACCACAAGCAAAAACAACGGCGGTTACCGCGCATTGTTGCCAGGCTTGAAGACATTGACCGTCAACTTCACTGCATTCTACGCTGGTGACGCGACTAACGGTTACGACGAATTGATGGTTGACTTTTTGGCTGGCAATAAGCAAGACGTCAAGGTTTGCTCGTACAACTTTACAGCTGGCGCCGAGGTAGATGGCGACAAAGAAATTGTCTTTGAAGCGTACATTACTTCATTGGAGTTGAGTGCAGGAACAGAAGACAACGCGTCTTACACTGCTACTCTTGAGTGCGTGAGCGCAATTACATTCCAAGACCACTCGTAATACATGACGATCACCCTTGACAACCAAACCTTCCCTGTGCGCGCAAGCATGCGTGCGTGGCGAAACTTTGAGAACGAAACAGGTAACAAGGTGGCAACGCTAGACAGCGAGGACGTCACAAAGATGCCTGAGCTGCTATACTACTTTGTAGAAGAAGGCTGCCGCAAGCAGGGTATGAAGTTTGAAATGTCAGTGGATGATTTTCTTGGTCTAATTGACGTTGCGGACTTGGCAAATGTGATGCAGGTGATTGAAGAGTCAATGTCGCCAGGCGGTGAAAAAAAAACCGAGGTGACGACGACAGCAAGCCACTTGAATGGGACGAAATAGAGTCGTTGGGGTTGGGGCTACTCGGCCTCACCCCTGACGCTCTGTACGACTTCACATTTCGACAGTTCGGCAACGCGGTGCGCGGTCGGTACAACTTACAGGAATCACAACACCGTGACGCCTGGGAGCGTACCCGATGGCAGACCGCGTTGTTGCTTAACGTACACACCAAAAAAGGCGCAAGCCTAAAGCCAAAAGACCTTGCGACATTCCCGTGGGAAAAGCAAGAAAAGAAAAACCCCAGTCACGGCTGGAATCAGTTAAAAGCATTCGCAACAAATAAAGATGGCTAAACTTGGAGATCTCGTAGTACGCATTGGCGCAGATACTCGCGACTTAAACAAATCGCTTGGACGCGTGCAGCGCAATATGCGCTCAATGACTGGCAACTTTGAACGTCTTGGACAAAGCATGACGCGCAGTTTGACGTTGCCTATTGCAGCGTTCGGCGCGGCTGCTGTAAAAAGTGCTGCTGACATGGAGCAGCTTGAAACGTCGTTTGTAAGCTTGACTGGTGGCGCAGAGCAAGCTGCAATGATGATGAAGCAGCTTAACGATTTTACTGCGGAAACGCCTTTTCAAATTGAAGCTGTAGCAAATGCAGCACGTCAACTGATTGCAAGCGGCACGGGAGTCGGCGAGGTAAACCAACAACTTAAATTTCTTGGTGACATTGCTGCAACTAGCGGCAACAGCATTGAAGAAATTGCTTCAATTTTCGCTAAGGTCAACGCCAAGGGCAAGGTTGAGTTAGAAAACCT